CCATCCAGGCCGGCCTCGTTGAACACCGCCATCAGGGCGGCGCCCTCACTGACGCCCATGCCCATCGTCCGCAGGGCAGGTCCGTTGCTGCCGATCGCCGAGACGAGATCATTGACGCTCATCCCGGTCGCTGCGGAGGCGCGGTACAGGGAGTCCAGGGTGGCGACTTGGTTCTTGGCGTCGACCCCGAACCCGCGGAACACCTTGCCCAGGTCACGGATGTTGAGGTCCTCGCCGGTGATCCGGTTCAGGTCGAGGATCGTCTTGGACACCTTCGTCAGGTCGGAGCCCGACAGCCGCAATGCCTGCGATACCGCGCCTACTGCGCTGCCGATGTCGCCGATGGACGATGCGGTGGCGGGCGCGAGGTCCTTGACGGCGGTTTTGAGCTTGTCGAGGTCGGGCCCGATCTTGGCGGTCTTGACCGATAGAGCGTCAGTGACGTCGTCCCACTGCTGCCCGAGGTTGTACAGCTCACGGCCGGCGGCGATCACGCCGGCGGCCAGGGCCGCGATGCCCACGGTGGCCGCACCAGCTGCCACTACGCCCGCGCTGGCGAGCGCAGTCCCGGCCTTGCCGGCCAGATCGCCGAGCTTGCCGAACTCCATCCCCAGCCCGGAAGTCTTGCCAGATAGTCGCCCCTGGATGGATTCCAGGTCACTGTAGGAACGCAACGCATCGCGGTTGACGGTCGCGGCGTCACGGCGGGCTTTGGCGAGGCGCTCCTCGGCGGCCGCGATCTGATCGGACTTGCCGGCGGTGCGGGCCTTGGCGAGCTTCTCCTCCTCGACGCGCACCTTGCCTAGGGCGTCGAGGGCTTTGTTGCGGAGCTTGTCGTAGGAGTCGGAGGCGCGCTTGAGGTCGTCCTCGGTGGCATCGGCCAGCGCCTTGCTCGACTTCTTCCCGACATCGCCGAATGCCTTGCCGAGCTTTGAACTGATCTGCTTCTCAACGCCTTCAAAGCTCAATATAACCGGCAGCGTGAAATAGGCGATATCGTTGTCGGACAACCTAATTCACCCCCTCCGGCTGTGGCACGGGCACTAGCCGCACTCGCGCTCGACCGTGTCGGCGAACACCGTGAGGAACTCCATGAACTGGCGGTAGGTGGGAGCGGCGATAGACATCAGCGACTCCCACTGCCCAGGGCCGAGGACGTGCTCGACAACTGCGTCGTACTGGCGGCGGGACGCGGCGATGATCGCGCGGGTGGGCCAGTCCTCCTGGTCCCGGGCGAACGTGAAGGTATGGCCGTTGAACTCCAGCGACACCAGAGGATTCGGCTCCGGTGCGGTGTCGGTGCTGGACTTCTTGGCCATCAGTTCCCTCTCGTTCGTCGTGCGTTCTCTCGTGCGGTGCGCAACCGGTCGGGCAGGCGGTCCCCGCGCGCCACCCGGCGGGCCTCGTAGTCGGCCATCGCCTTCTTGCGCGCCGCGTCCTCGGCGTTGCGCTCGGCGATCTGAGCGGCGGTCAACGGCCGCGACGGATGGACGCGACCGGCCAGCGGCTCGTAGATGTCCATCAGCAGCAGTTCGGTTGGGCTGCGCCGCCCCCATGCCACCGCACACGCCGAGTCGGCGGGCAGATGACTCAGGCGTGCGTGGATCTGCCGCAGGGTCAACCGGCGTCGGCCGTCGCCGTCGAAACGCCACCGGTCGCGGTAGTCGAGATTCCAGAAGCGGGCCAGGTCGGACTCGACGGCCGTCGGCCACGCCTCCAGTAGGGCCAACAGCCGAGGTATCGCCCCGAACGCCTTGTCCCACTGGTCGCCGTGAGTGTCCCGGCTGCGGCCGATCCCGACAGCCTCGGCGAACGCGTGGGAGGCGGGGATCAGATGGGCGCGGGTGGTGGCCGCGTCGCAGAACGCCTCGAACTGCTCCCCGAGTAGCACCTCGCACGCGGAGATGACCGCGACGTGGTCGACGGCGATCGACCCGTCATCCCGCACGCCGACGCTGGCCCGGATCGCGTCCAAGGGCCAGGCGTCGACATCGAGAGGGACCCGCCAGCCGCGGCCTGCGAAGCTCGCGGTGACGGCACCCTCCCCGAGTGCCTCCGCGCGGGCGGGGCTACTCGCCGTCGGGCTCGGCCGCGGCCTGGTCGGGCTCGTCGGCCTTGGCACGGCGGGGCTTGCGCGGCTCCGACTCGACAGCAGCCACCTCGGCGGCACCCTCGTCGACTCGGATGGCGACCTTCTTCTTGTCGACCAGCGACACCGCCGACATGTCATCCACCAGCAACCGCGATCCGGGCCAGCGGGTCGCGGTGGCATTCGTGAACTCGATGAGCGTCAGCTTGCGGGCCATCAGGCGGGCACACCCTCTTGCAGGGTCCAGTACTCGCCGGCCACCGGCTCCAGCGACCCGGTGACCTCGCGGCCCTCGATGTCCTGCTGGTGGTTGTCGTTCGACACGAACAGGCCGACCTTCGCCTTGGAGATGAACCGCTTGACGTAGCCGTCCTCGTCGACGAACACGCAGGCGACGTAACGCCGCTTGACGCCGGGGACCTTCGTCGCGTCGACCAGATCGGCGGTCACGTCGTTGTCCTCGAGCAGGGTGAAGGTGATGTCGGTCTTGGGGTTCTTGACCTTCTCCTTGACGCGGCCCTGCTGCCAGGAGTTCACGTCGGTGCGTTCGACCTGACGGGCCATGCTGACACCGGGGGTGCCCAGCATCAGCCCGGCGGGCAGCCACGCGGCGTGCAGGGCGGCGTCGATGTCGGCCGGGATGTGCGTCGCCCCGGCGAACGTCACGTCCGGGTCGAAGATGTACACGTCGCCGGTCTCCCAGGAACGGATATTGCTGGCGTCACCAGCCATGAGGGTCTCCTCTGTGAGAGTTGTTGCGGTTAGAGGGGTCTCACGATGACCGGCATCGTGATCGACGCCAGGAAGGCGCCAGTCTCCCGGTCGCGCGTCTCCAGCGCGGCGGGGACGTTCTCAATGCGGATACCCGCGGGCCGGTTCGCGACCAGGTCGTCGACGGCGGCGTCGAGGACCTCGCGGGCCTCGCCGCGCCCAGCGGCGAACACGGTCAACCGGATGACGATGCGCAGCATGTCCTTGCGGACCAGCCACGCCCCGCCGTGCACCGTGGTGCCGCCATCGTCGGCGACCAGCAGCACCGGCGAACCAGCCACGGGGCGATAGTCGTCGTCTACGTGCAGGGTGACCGCCCACTCGGCGTGGTCGGTGTCCCACACCTGCTCGATCGCGGCCTTGATAGCGGCCGCCGGATCAGGCTGCGGCACTTACGGCTTCCCCGGGCTGATTCCGACTGCGCTGGCCGCCCTGGTGGCCACACCGTCACGGGCCTGCCTGTCGGCGGGCACCATGATGCCCACCACCTCACGATCGGTGGTGTACACCTCAATGCGGGCGTCGGGGTCTTCGATGTTGGCCAGGATCTTCTGCGCGACAGCGCGTTTCCCGCCGTCGGCAGTCTTGAGGATGCGCCCGATCGTCTTCTTGTTCAGGCGCACCTTGCCCGCCATCAGGCGGCCTTGCCTGTGGCGGAACGCGCGAGCACCGCGACACCACCGCGGCCGCCGTGCTGGGTGCGCCACACCGACACCAAGGCGGTGCACTGCTTTCCGCGGACCAGGATGTCGTCGCCGGTGCGCACCAGGTCCTCGGTGGAGGTCCACGCCCCTTCGAAGCGGACCCGCAACGGCAGGTAGACGGTGAACTCCACACCGGTCAGGTCGCCGCCGACGCCGTGACGAACGAGCAGGTTCCCGGGCGCCACCTCCAGTGGCGTCAGAACGACCGGATCTCCGGAGTTGGCGGGGTTGCCGTCGGAGTCGATGCCGGCGGCCGGGGTGACGGTGACCGTCTCGGTCACGGCATCCGTTCCAGTGCGTAGCGGTCGAGCACGGCCCGCTCGGGATCTGTGAACAGCGCTCCGGCAGAAGTGGCCGAGCCGTACTGGAACGGCCCGATCACCCGAGGGGTCTCGCCCCCGCCGGCGGCGAACGTACCCCGCTCGATGGCCGACAGCACCGCCGACTCGAAGTCCGGCACTGAGGCGTACCCGTGGGTGATCGTCGCTGTGACGCCGGAGAAGCGGGTAGTCCACAGCTGGCCGTAGGGCTTGCGCACCAGTCCGCGCAGGGACCACTCCAGGGTGTCGACGTCCAACTCGACACCGTCCTCGGTTACCGCGGTGACCGCCGACAGCGCCAGGGTCGGCAGTGCCAGCAGTGCACCGCCGGGGCCGTCGGCGGTCACCTGCGCCCCAGTAACAACCGGGGTGACGTGCCAGCCGCAGTAGCCGCGGGCGGCTGCGAGCGCGGCGTCGAGCTGGCGCTGCGTCTCGGCGTCGTCGCGGTTGAGTCGGCCCTCGGTGAAGGCCTCGACCGCCAGGACGTCAAGGGTCATCTAGTCGGTGCCCTTGCGGAACGCCGCCGCGGCGGCCTCCGCGCGCTTGGTGGCAGGCTTGCGGGCCTTGTTCGCCGGTGCGGGAGCCTGCTTGGTCGGCACCTCTTCTGCGGCCGGGGTTAGGCCGCGCGCCCGGGCGTCGGCATCGGACAGCTGAAGCGTCGTCTCGACGCCGTTGATCACCAAGTCGTAGTTCTTCACAGCTGGTCCCTCCTGGGATGTGGTGGCGGGCGGCCACGCATCGTCGCCGCCCACCACACCGATCAACGCCACCGCGCTTATCCGCTGGTGGTAGCGACCTTCACGAACGCCGTCGGGCGCGTCACCGCGAACGCCAGGCGCTCCTCGGCCAGGACCGCGACCATGTTCCGCACGAAGTAGTCCTCGTGAGAGTCAGTCATGGTGACCGTGGTCTCCTCGCGGTCCCAGATCACCGCCTTGGAGAAGTCGCCCAACAGGCCGGTGCCAGCGCCCTGCGACTCGGACTCGACCACCGGAACGCCCCACAGGGTGCGGCCCACGATCGCCTGGGGTCCCCCGTAGTAGTAGCGGTTCTCGCCATCCTTGGCCAGGTCGATCTTCTCCGCGTCGGCCGGGTTCAGCACGATCGCGTTCGGATTGACGCGGCCCACCGTGCGGGCCTTGGTGATGGCCTTGCGGACGGTCTCGAACAGGTCGGTCGACCACGCCTGGGTCTGCACGCTGCTGGTCGAGTTGATGCCGGTGAAGTTCTCGCCGGAGCCGTTGCCGTTGAGGATCTGACCCTCTTCGGCCTCCTCGATGTCCAGGCGCAGCTCGTCGTTGATGAGCCCTTCGAGCTGCGACACGTCGGCCAGGGCCCGCTTGGTGGCCGGAACCCACTCGGCGATGGTCTTAACCACCGCGGTGCGGACCTCGAACGCCCACGCCCCTTCGGGCTTGTAGCCGCCGCCGGCGGCCTGGACCAAAGCCCCTCCGGATGCACCCTCCGGTGCGGTCGGGGCTGCGGAACTGGTGGCCTCAGCGACCACGGCCGCGGCGTTGGTGTGACTGGTCTGGGCCACGTACTCGACAGTGTCGGAGCTCGTGCGCCGATTCGAGCACAGCGACCGGATCGTCAGGGGCTTGCGGCCCAGCATCTCGACGATGTCGGTACGTTCGTTGACGACGAACGCACCGCCCGAGGTCGAGGATGCGCCAGTGAACAGCGACTTGACCTTGATCGGGTCGGAGTTGATGTGGGTGCCCTTGGGGATCGAGATCCCGCCATCGGCTCGCTGGAACGGCTTGAGCACCGCCTTGAACTCCGGCGATTCCACCACCGTCAAGCCGAGGCTCTTAACCCGGGCCTTCAGGTCCTGCTCGGCGGGCAGCCCGCCGACCTCGTCACCGAACGCCTTGGCCTGGTCCAGCACGGCCTCATCGGCCTTGACGGACTTGACTGCCGCCAGGATGTCACTGAGGGCGTCCATCGACTTCTTGTAGTCGGCGGCCTCGTCGGCGGTCATCTCGCGGCCCTCGTTGTGGGCCTTCTCCGCGACCTCGCGGGCGGTCTTGCTTTCGTGATTCGCCCGTTCCTTGAGGGCGGCCAATCGTGCGCTCATGTGCGCGTCTCCTTCGGAGTTGTTGGATGGTTAGACGAACTCGACATCAAGTGATGCGTCGATCGCGTTCAGCAACGCCAAGGGGTTGACGGACGACTTGCCGATGGCCTCGCGCGGCTGACCCGGCTGGGCATCCCCGGCCGGCGCTTGGCGAGACGGTCCGCTGTCGCTGGCCTTCTCCTCGTCGGATGTGCTTTCGAGAGCGGATAGGACGCGGCCGATGGCCTCATGCGCCCCGCGGAGTTCGCCCTCGTTCTTGGCCGAAAGCACACGGCCAGCCTTGATGTCGTGCAGCGCACGCTGCACCACGGTGGGGATCGACTTCACGGCGAGGATCTCGGTTTCGCTGTTCACGCCGAGTGTCACCACTGAAACCTCGTAGAGCTTGAGTTCCCGCAACTCCCAGACGTCATCGCCGTCACGGGTCGCCGGGCCGGACTCGATCTCGTCGTAGGCGAAGCTCATCTGATTGATGCGCCGGCCCTTGAGCATCCGGTAGACCTGCCGGGCCTTCGGGTTCTCCAGGTCGAGCTGCCCGGTGACCTTCAGCCCGACGGAGTCCTCCTCGGCCTTGACGACATGCCCGATGTTGTAGTCGGGGTCGCTCATGTTGTGACCGAACAGCAGCGGGATCGGATTGCCCGACTTCTCCCACCGTGCAAGGTCCTTCGCGAACGCGCCCGGCAGCACGACGTCGCCATAGCTGTCCTTATTCCCGAAGACCGACGCGTAGGCGATGAACTGGCCGTCCTCCAGTCCGTCGTCGGGCCCGGCCTTGAACGAGACCAGCTCGATCGCGTGGTTCTTGGTGAGCATCAATCCTCCTGCTCGGCATCGTCTTCCGGGTCGGGCTTGCCGCCGCCGGTTGGGGTCATCCCGACCGCAGGTTGCTCCTCGGCCTGGATCGGGTCCTGGTCGCCGTTCTGCGTCACGTTCAGCGGCCGGATCAACTCATCGCCGCCGTCTATCGGCGGCCGGTTGTCCATCGCGCGGCCCTCGTTGATCGTCAGCCACGGCCCGCCGATCGCCTGCTGCATCACCCCGGCGCGTTCCTCGAACGAGCCGGTCAGCTTCTCGCGGATGTTGAACTCGACGTAGAACCGGTCCGGGTGTACCGGCTCGAAGTCCGGGATCAGTTGCAGCGCAACCTCGTCCTGGATCATCGACAGCCACGGGCCGAGGGTGTCCTGGTAGAGCATCTTGTGCTGCTCGGTGATGTTCGAGAACGTCGCATGATCCAGGATCCCGATCATCGGCGGCGGGATGAAGTACGAGCGGGCCACTTCTTCGTCGGTGAGCTTTCGGCCCTCGATGTACTGCAGTTCCTTGGCGGTCTGGGATGCCGCGGTGAACGTCATCCCGTCCTCGAGTAGCGGCGTGCCGCCGGCGTCGGCCGCTGCTGAGCCCGCGTAGCGGGTCTGCCACTCCAGCTTGAAACGCTCGCGCGCGCCGTCGGACCACTTCGGCGCATCATTCGGCCGGGTGAGATACCCCGAATG